GAGCAGAGCAAGCGTCGTGCCGACCGGAGCGTCTTGCTTGCCCTCGCCTATCCCGATTTCTGCTGTACCGCCGACACGCTGGCCCGTCTCCGCGATGCTCTGGATGAACTGCGCGAAGGCTGGTCCGATGTCCTTATAAGGCAGCGGCATGACCATCTGGTTAAGCGGCAGACCGTTCGTATCGAGGCCAACGCCGCCACCAGGGGGAACACGGAATTCATTGGTGTTCTGCCGGCCGGCGATCTTGGAATAGATAAAACCCGGGAAGTTGGCGAACATGCCGGCATCCAACAGCTCACGCCATGCCGCCGTCAGAGCGTTCGTCGTATTGCCGAGGATATGGACAAGCCCGATGTCATAAAAGCCAAGGCCGGGCACGTAGGAGTATTTGACGAAGCAGATCTTGGCGAGCTTGCTGTCGTCTTCCTCGCGCCAGTTGCGACGGACTTCCAGAACACGCCGGCTGTCCTTGTCCATGACAACACGGTAGGGAAGAGCAAGACCGGTCGGTCCTTTTCCGTCCTTGTCCTCAAAGCCTCGGATATCCAACTCGCAATAGCATTCGTAGATCGTGTGATCCCGATCAGCTTCCTGCATGGCGATCTGCGGATCAATGCCTTGGGTGTTGGCGATCTCTTGGTCAACCGCGTTCGGCATCGAGGGGTTTGCCACACCAAGCGCGATATTCCGATAGGCACCGGCCAACTGCATGCGACGAAGCGTCGAGGGCTTCATCATGATCTGGTGGGTGACACGACGGCTGTTGCGCAGATCGGTCGAGGCATCCGAGACGATCAGGTCTTTCGCATCCACCGATTCCGAAACCGGGCGCTGGCGGATCGGGCAGTTGTAGACCTTTTTAAAGCCGCAACCACCAAAGCCGACGTAGAACAGCAGCCGGTCGGTGTCGGGATAGTATTCCGTCGCCGTGGTCGTCAGGTAATAATTCAGGTCTCCCTCAAGGGCCTCGGCCAACTCATCGTTGACGCCGTCTTCCTTGATCTTGTCCGAAACCTTGATCGGGCCGGACGCCGGCAGCAATTCGCCGCGGGCATTCGCCTGGAACCGAAGGACGGCTTCAAGCAATAGCGGGTGGCGAACCGTGGACATGCCATCCAGGGCAGCGGACGAATCAATGCTGCTCTTCGGGTTCTCCATCTTGAGCCCGAGCAAGCGAATTCCCTGCGCTCTGGTCTCAAGCCAATCGGTGCGAGACTGTTCGTCCTGCTGGATACCGAGGAGCAATTCTTCCGATATGCGAGATAGCTCGCTGTCATCGATATATTCGGCAAGGTTGGCGTTGTGATCTTTGGCACCAGCCGCCTTGTTCTCGTCCATCGGCGGCTCGAAGTCGACGACAACACCCCCGTCATCCGTCTCGATGATCGCAGCGCCGGTCTCAGGATCGATCGTAACTCCGTCTACTGGACCCTGAGCGTCGATATCTACATCCACGTCACCGAACGACTGGGATTGATCCTGTGGCGCTTCTCGTAGAGCAGAGGGCGCAAGTAGGCCCATCGGCATGGCGACTGCGCCATCCGGCTGATCTCTCTTCTTGCGGGCCATTAATTACCTATGTCTCTCGGATACGAGGGAGCGCACGGCTTCTTCCGTCCCAGCGGTTGCGACACACTGGAAACCGATGAACGCACCCCACTTGCCCGGCTCTATCTCGCGGTAGGTGAAGCGGCGGACGAACGGGACGAGCATTATTTATGGACTGCGCTCAGAGCCGCTTCGGCTTCTTGGGTGAAGAAGGTCCACAAAGGTCTGATTTGTGAGGCATTCGGCATGATCGAAAGACCAGCACCGGCCGACATCAAAGCGCCATGGAACGCTCCAGCGTCCGGATCAAAGCCCATGCGCACCACCATAGCCCGAGCCGCCTTCTCGATGTCCGAGACTGACGGCTGCGCCTCAATGCCTTCATGCGCTGCCGCGATGATGCTTTCAGAGATCGTTGCCAATTGAGGCTCCTTTGGCGGCGCAGGAATGCGTGGGGTGAACCTATAATCAAGGTGTGGCATGGCCATCAGAATTTCCTTGGTTAGACTGGATAAAGAGGTTTGCTGTTCACCGGCCCCATCAGATCGCCCTCCATCTCAGCGGCCATTTCCGATCCGTGGATGAGCAAGCCAGCATCGCGAAGATGCTTCAGACCCTGTATGACGCTGTCGACCAAATCATCGTGAGGAGCGCGAGGAAATGAAGCCATTTCCGTCATGACCATGTCGGCCCAATCGCGATCAGGCGCGTAGATCATCTCGGCCGAGAACAAATGCTGGATGGCATAGGCTCTGGCAGTCTTGTCGCCGCCCTTAGGGTCAACGAGTTGTACGCCATAGCCTTCGGCCGCATGAAGCCTGCGAAGCTCTTGTGAGACCGAAATCCCCGATGCCTTATTTTCGATCAGAAGCCTGTCAACCTTGAACCGTCGGCATGTAAGCGATGTGCGCTCAACAAGCTCATGGATTGCGAGGCGATCTCGCCAGGCGTTCATCAAGATTGCCTTGGGCATCCCGTATCGATCGTTGAAGCAGCCCCATATTGTGAGGGCTGAGTAATCGTTCTCCGTCTTTTCGGTGTAAGCTGTGTCGAGCGATGCGACCACATATTCACATGGCGGGAACTTCTTGAACTGCGGGTCGTGCGGATCGTTAGGGTTTCCCCAGAGCTGCCACCATTCTCGCTGGAAGATACCGCCGCCGCGAGGTGTCGGAGCCTGCTGATACTGTCCTGCATAGCCATAAGGCCCGAGCAAGTCTTTGAGCGCCGCCGTGACCTTTGGAGAGAAACGCTCTGGCCAAGCCAGCTCGCCGTCCTCATCACGCGGATCCGTCCAGCCTATTGATGTATGATATCGCCGCCCGTCCCATTCCATCGGGATCATCAGGTGCTCGTAATCCTGAGCGCTGTCGATAATCGTACCGGAAACGTCAGCCTCATGCACTCGCTGCATGATTACGACGATGGCTGACTTCTCCATGTCGTTCAGGCGGTTCGACATACCTTCGCGGAACCAGCGAACTGTTTCCTGACGAACCTTGTCTGATTCCGATTCCTTAACGTTGTGAGGATCGTCGAGGACGACCCGATCGCCGCGCTCACCTGTGCCAACGCCACCGACCGATGAAGCAAGCTTCCAGCCGGTCTTGTCGTTGGTAACAAGCTCTTCGCCGATCTTGCGCAGCCCGTATCGATCACCCCAAAGCCGCTGGTAATCAGCGCTGATGAGCAGATCCCTGAACCGGCGGTTATCTCTGTTCGTCAGAGACGCAGCGTACGAGAATGTCACATACCGCAAACCAGCGCGGCGTTTCGGTCCCCATTCCCATGCCGGCCAAAATACGTTGGTCAGCAGCGATTTCATAAATCCAGGCGGCACATTGATCAGGAGACGATTGATATCTCCATATGTCACTGCCTCGAGATGTTCGCAGACTGCCTCTAGCGCCCACCCCTCAACAAACTCTGTATTAGGCTCCAGAACGCTCCAATGCCGGCGTGTAAATGCCAGCAGGCTTTCTTCTGCGTCGGCTTTGTCCAGTTCGTCCAGCGCCCAATGAGGGTGAGCCAGGGAAAAGCTGACAGCATCTTCGATGGAACTCATTTGCCCTCGGGCGACAAATCCGTTTTCCGGCGCTCGATCATCTGCCGGACTAAGTCTCGCTCTTCAGCGGTCATTTCCGTTAAAGCACCGGAATGTTTGAATTCGACGGGAGCGCCGTCCTTGCCAGTGATCTCTCGACGATTGGTGTAGCTACCGCCGACTTCCTCGGCTGCCTGCTTCAACAGCGACGAGGCGAGCGACATATTCCCCTGCCCCTCGGCTTTATCCGCCATGCGTTGAAGTGCCCGAAGTCTCACCGCCCGGTGACTTATGGCGATCGTTGCCGTGTCTTCGAGAAACGTCTTGCGAGTCTCATCAAATAGCGAGCGCCACTTCACCGAAAGATTACGGCCAGCCCGCTTCGTCGGATCGTAGCATTCGATCGCCTGAGGGCTGAATATGATCGAGAATTCCTTCTTGAGCGTATTCGACACGACAGACGGGCTATCGAAGCACGCAAGCGCTTGGACTACAAAGGTTTGTTGCTCATGAGTGAGCCTAACTTTGGCCATGGGATGATTTCAAGACGCCTTCAAGTTTTAGGCAACGCGCAACTGACACGTCCCGCAAGCATGCCCAATGCTGGCCCGCGAGATTTCCGGTGGACGGTTTGCAGCATCGACGAGCGCGCGGACATTGGCAGCATCAGCCCCATATCTGCGGACGACGCCGACAAATTCTTCCACGTCGTGGGCTTTTACGGCCAAAGCCGGTCTGCCGTCCTGGCGGAACTTGGGAGCGCCGAAGATGTCGAGTTCCTGACCGCAATGATAGAGTTCGTGTTCCACTAGCGCGAGGAATTCCGCGTCCGGACACGTTGAAGCGTATTGTGCATCGAAGGTCAGCAGGAAGTCCGGGACTTCGCCGAACCAGTTCTGCAATTGCATCTCGATCCTGCCGCGCTGCCATTTTCCTGAGGGTGGCAAGCCCTTCTCGCATTGGCCGATGATGCGACGACCCTGTTTCCCGTTGGGGACGTTGGTCCAGAGTATGCCGATCGTAGCGTGACGTAGATGAGAGTGATCTTCGTTAAGAAGTTCGGCGTCGTCATCGATGAATGTTGATCGCGCCCAATCCAAGAGGTCTGGCGCTGGTTCGAACCGGATGGCGATATCATCTATCATGTCTTCCGGTGGGAATGGGCGCATGTCTTAACCGTTAGACTTTCTCGCCACAGTGACGAGCCGGCGGCAATCGCTGAGGACAGCGTTAAGCTGAGGACCGACATCGATCCCGAATGTCATCGGGTGAGGCATGCCTTCTTGCTTTAGAACGGCTATGAGGTTGTCGACTTCGGCTTGCTTCTCGCGTTCGGTCATGGAATATTATTCCTGTCAGCCGGTGGGACCTGAGCATTTCGCGATATGGATTTTCTCAACAAGTA